CTGCCTGTAGCGCGGTGCCCGGAACTGTGTTGCCAGGATATCCAGCAATTCATCCGATGCCTGGTCGATACCGGTATAAACCTTCGCATTGTCTGCAAAATCTAAGATCAGAAGTGTCAGATCGTGCCATGCATCCGATACAGACTGCACCCATTGCTGTTCTGCAACGCTTTTCGGTAGCAGGTCGGTCAGCTGGGCATTGCGAAGATCAGTCATCTTCCAATCCTCCGTAAACAACCTTGCAGGTGGTCAGCTTCGGAATCTCAGCGCTGCCCACCACAACGTCGGTCGGCGCAGTGATCTTCACCTTCTTTGCCCCGGCGTTCTTGATTTGTGCAATCAGTTCCGCCGGGTCAATGTCCCTGCCCATGGTGCGCTGCCACACCTTGTAGGTTTCAACGGCTTCATTCACCGCGTTCTGCACCGTGACCGCAATCTTTGACTTGCTACGGGCAATGGTATAGGTTACGTCAATGCTGTACTCGATCTCGGTCGGGGCTTTGCAGTTCACATAGTCCGTCATAGGTCGGCGTGCATCATCGCGCAAATTTTCTTCCATGCTGTCGCAATCGCTCTTGCTCGGCAGGGTTCCATCCTGTAATGTAAAATAAATGTCCACCACGCAAGGCGATGGGCTTTGTACGGAAACGTCTTTTACGTCGTTTCGCCATGCCTTGGCGAAATACTCATAAGCGTCCGGTGGACCAGCACAGGAATATGTAGAGGGCACCAGATAGGTTCTCTCTGTCAGCGAATCGTCGCTTTCGATATCCGTACCGCCGCTGCTGGCGGTAACGTTTACCGCCG